GTTTGTACTTTGATCATGGTGGTATCTTAGCCTAATCGTGTTTGATGATGTAGTTGACTACGAGGTATGGCTGGTAGTAGGCGGTTCCTGAGCCTGTACCGCCATTGGTGGTGGCACTGAAGGTGTGGGTGTGGGCAATGTTATGGGCTGCAACAGTGATGCCTGTTGTATTAGCTTGGTTAGTAGCAGTCGTTGCTTGGTTAGTTGCCGTGTTTGAGTTGGCTGAAAGGCTTGTTGTGGATATAGAAGCAACGGTTGGACTAGTAGAAGCACCATTTGTGCCAGCAGCAACATAATCAGAGATGTTGTTATGAGCGTGTGACGCAGCAGGGCTGATATAAGTTACTTGGTTTGTATGTGTATGGTTGTCAATGGTATGACTATGAGCGTCTTGCGTATGGTTATGCGAGTTCTGCGTATGGTTATGTCCAGGGTCAGTAACGGTATGGCTTGGGGTTGAGTTTTGGTTCATCCCATCTGAAGTGCCAGAAACCGTATGTGTATGGGAAGGAAGGTTACCTTCAGCGATGGTTGTTGAACCGCCCGTGCCGAGCAACGTCAGAGTTGAATTGTCACCGATAGGGAATCGACCACGCATATCAGGGGTGGTGGCACCAACCAATGCAGCCAATGCTGTATAACCCGTGGTACTTGTACCGTCGCAAAGCAACCAACCTGTAGGTGCGGTAACGCCAGCATAGGCAGAGATGCTACCGACAGGAACAAGATAAGCCTGTAATGCAGTAGCAAGTTTTGCCAAGGTAACCGCAGAATCAGCGATGCCGGCTGTAGCAACTTGTCCCCATTTGACACCGTTAGTAGCAGTACTGTCAGCTTGTAACACGTGAGTATTTGTACCAACACCAAGACGGTTGATAGTTGATCCGTCAGTTGCAATAACGTCACCTTTGGTGGTCATCACGGACGCAATCAAGTTGGCTTCGTCGGCTTCGTCAGCAGTAAACACAGGATAAATAGCCGCACCAGCGTTATGACCCTGTGCAGAGGTGTCATCTTGCGCCCGAACAACAGTCAAAGTTAACGTCGAAATTGCTGTGACCTTAACTTTTTCTTCTTTTGAAGTGCCAGGATCGACAACACAATAAAATGGGAAAGTAGTAGCCCACCCAGTAACAGTGTCTACAACAAAAGAAGTATCGCTATTGGTTGGGCTATTGGTCAGCACAGCCTGAGCAGGTGCGCCTTTATATCCTTTTCGTACCGGTAAAGCCATTATATTCTCCTAGTTTTCTACAGATCGCATTGTAACAGTTGCCGTGCCATCCCAAGACCAGGTGTTTCCTGTGCTGTCTGTGGGTTGCCATTCAACATCTTCAGTGATGACACTATATGAACTGGTGCCTAATTGGAGGGTGATGATGCGAGGGTTGCGAATGAGGTTATTGAGGTTGTCTAATTCTGTTTCGGGATCCATATATATGTCACGGTCACGAGGGCGAATCTTGGTGTGGAGAAGGATGGGAATAGAGAATACTTCTGATCTGAATGGGGCTGCGTAGGCTCGTGCCATCCAACGGGTGACAATAGGGCTGTCAACGGTGGCAACAGTTCCACGGGTCAACACCAGTTTGAAATCAGCTTCAATAGTTTTTGTGTCGGTTCCTTGGTAGGTATTTTCGATTCCACTTTGGTCAGAGAATGTGCCAAGTAAAGTGTAAGCAGAATGGTCGTTAGATAGATATGCTTTAACAGACCCAAGTAGCGGTTCGGTTCGGACATCAAATTTGGCTACGAACTTACGGTCTGGGATACCCCAACGCCATGTGCCTGTTTCAATTTCTCCTGATGGGACAACACTTGCTGTGTTTTCAGCAACAACACCGATGCCGTTGATAGAGAACACCCGTTTAGAATCAAACGTAACAACACTTTGTACGACCCCTGTGTTTGTATACATGAGGTCGGTAGCAAAAGCGGGGGTGTTTGGGCTTGTGTTGACAGTCAAATCTAAACGACCTAAACCGCTAGAAGTACCGTCGTAGTTTGTCCAAGTGAACCAAACAAAGCGTCCATCGCCAGTGAAATCGTTTACTGAACCGGATGTTGGGATCATGGAACCGAGGAGTAGGTTGCCTGATGCGTCTGTGGTAGCCATACGGATACCTTTGTTTGTGCCAATAAAGATGAATCCAAGGTATGAGTCGAGGCTTGAAACTATTTCCCCGTAAGGTAGTTGCCCTGCAACAGAACAATCATCTAAAGCGGTACCGTCAGCTTTTAATGTTGTTTTGTAGATCAGGCTTACATCGCCTGCAAACCCAGCTATATAGATGAACCCGTTACCGCCTGCACTGCCAACGAAACGCATTGCAGAGTTGCGGTTTGTGTGTACTGTGTTACCGCCACCTGATGTGCTTACATCCATGATGATGTTTGCTTGGGTGCCGATGATACGTCCGTTGGCGTAAGCCAAAGAAGTGAAGGTGTGGGACCCTGTGGTGTGGCTTGAAATGCTTGTACCAGCACTGTCATGCACATGAACACTGTCAGTTGTATAGCCGATAAAGACTCTTGTACCGTCAGAACATAACGCCACAATATCCTTGGCTTGCGCCCCTGTACTGATTGTTGTCCAGTTGCCAGTTACCGTAGTAGCACGTTTCAATGATTGCCCGTCAGCAACATAAATGTATCCACCGGCAACGCACATCAGTTGTTTAGTGGCAGTGGTCGGTGCGCCCGTGCCAACATTCAATGCTGTGGTATTCAGCAAAGATATTTGTCCTTTGATCCAAGGGTTTATACCTTTAGATTTGTAGAACATGTAGTCCTTGGCTTCGGCAGTATCGGCATACTGTTGACCAGCACCAAGATGCCATGAGTCCTGACCTCTGCGCCACAAACCACCAGGGTTAATAGCTGCCTCACCAGGGGCGGTAGAAGTGTCTTGCGAATCACGTACACGCTGCTCATGGCTACGCACATACCTGCCTGATTTCATATCAATCAGATACGGGCGACCATTGATAGCCACAGGGTAAAGAGAAGGGACAACATTCGTTTGTGCTGTACCCGAATAAAACGCAGGGGTATTTACAAAAGAGATGCTAAACGTGGATGCTGTCGCCACGACTTAACCTCTTTGCAGGAACGTAGGGTATTGCCGAGCGAGCTTGGCTGCTTCGGCTGTGATGCGATCACGACGCATACGGATAAGGCTAGTGATACTGCCTGATACTGCGCCGGCTGTGACTTCATCTGCACGGCGGGTGTCGCCTTGGGATTCGGTGAAGTTGCGTTTCACTTCTCGTGGTGATACGAGTCTGATTTGTGCGCCGATAACAAGGAGGTCTTCTGCTGATTCGGGGAACCCAGCGTTTAACTGGATGCCTTCTGTTTCGGTGGTGACTCTGGTGAATGGGGATCGGTAGGTGACACGGACATCTCCTGGGCGTACACCTTGGTCGAATTGCAGTGCTAAGCCTGAACCGAAGTCTTTGGTTGGCATGTCACGCAAGAGTTTGACGTTGCGTACCTGCTGATAGTCAGACGATAGGTATCTTGCACGGACTTCAATGATGTCAATAACGCCTGCGACTGATGGCAGGTTGATTTGACGGTCTGAACCGTTGTAGTTCAGGTCAAGGATTTTAACTTGGAACAGCCCGTTCATAGGGGATGACAGGTCGGCTAATTCGTCGTTGATTGCTTCTAGGATTTGCGCCCGTGGAAACCGTGGGTTGACGATCAGCATGGCGTTAGTTGCGTGAGCTGCTGCGACTGTGGCGTTGAAAGCTCGTTCTACGGTGACGGTTTTGCTGGATTCAGTGACAGACCAGACATACATTTGTTCCGCATCTACTTCGATAACGGTGCCTGCACGGACTCCAGCAACTTCGTAGGTCAGGGTAAGGGTTGTCGCCGTAGCATTAATTGCCGAAGCAAGTTTGTTACGTTCCTCAATAACACCAGATAGCAGTTGCCGTTGGGTTCGGTTAATGACTTGGGCGACTGTAGCCACTACTTCTTCTTCGATGCTTTCTTAGCCATGCCAGCTTCAGACATGGCAATAGCGATGGCTTGCTGACGTGATTTAACGACAGGTCCACCTTTTCCTGAGTGAAGACCGCCCGCTTTGAATTCGTGCATAACTTTCTGCACTTTGGCTACCTTCTTGGCAACCTTCTTGGCGACCATTATTTCATCTTCTTCTTACGAACAGGAGCCTTGGAAGCCATCTTCTTGGCACCAGCAGTTTTGGAACCGTATTCTTTCATGCGAGCCGCTGAACCTTCGCCCATTTCGTGCTTCTTCATGGCACCCTTTGACTTGTACATTTCACCTTTAGCAGACATAGCAACTCCTTATGGTAGGTATCTGCGTATCATAGCCGATAATGTGTCAGGTTTGTTTGAAGCCTTTCATCATCAGGGTTTAATGCCACAGCTTGTGATCCGTGAAAGAACGCTTCGTCAGTGTCACCGAGGTGGTATGAGGCGATTGCCATTAGGTCGTGTGGTAGCCAACCCCAGGCTTCTGCTTCACAGAGATAGTCCAATGGTTTTTCGGTGATTGCTAAAGCCATAGATGCTGCGTTGCGACAGGCGAGCCAGTTGTGTTGGTTGTGGTAATACTGGGCTAGGTCTACCCATGATTCACGGCGGGATGGTGATTCAGCTATTGCTCGGTACAGGTGGTAGTCGGCTGCGTGGGGAACCATTTTGGCTAGGCACCGGTGGGATGCTGCTCGTTCTGAACCCCACGTCGATAGGTCTAGGTGTCGTGCAAAGTGGTATTGGGCAAGGCTGTAGTCACCGGCAAAGTACAGTTCACGGGCTAGGTAGAACTGGTTGCGGTCATCCCTAGTGTCTTCTTCTACTGCAAGTTTGAGTAGGGGTAGGTATTGACTGCGGGACTTTGTGTTGTCTGGGTGGTGGTGGATTTGTAGCCCGTCTACCCAGTGTTGGGTTTCACCGTCGGTGGGTTTGAGGACTTCATGGACTGGGTGTTTCCAGCTGTATCCGTGCCGTGCGTGGATTTTGTCGCCACCATAAACCAAGCCTTCCGACCCGTCTGGGTTCCATGACCAGATGTATTTATATCGGGGGCGGGTCGTACCAGCAGGGATGGCTTCTAGGGCTTCACGCCAACCTGGTTGCAGTTGCTCATCCATGTCTAAAGCGACGCACAGGTCAATGTCTTTGGGGAGCATGGAGAGTGCCATGTTGCGGGCTGTGTCAAACCGCCACGGACTGACAACACGGGTAACGGTGTGGATACCGAGTTGGTGGGCGAGTGCCGTGGTTTGGTCTGTTGAGCCTGTGTCTAGGATGAGGCGATAGTCAGCATCGGTGCAGGAGTCTGCCCATTGCTGGACATGTTGTTGCTCGTTAAGAGCGATTGTGTATACAGCAATTTTCATGTGGTTCCCTTCTGCTGGCAGGTTTAGGCTGCGCCAATATCTTCAATAACAAATGAGTAACTACGGTTGCCAGATGTTGCGCCATAGATAGTCATTGTTCCTGCGCTTGTAGTTGCACGAACTTTGTATGTTTTGCTGCCTGCGGTAGTTGTAAAAACGTAGATAAGGGCTATTGGATTGAACTGTAAATTTGATTCCGCATAAACTTGGTCAACCATGTTGTTTGAACCGTCAGTAATAAAAAACTGATTTTGCGAATTAAGACTTACGGAGTAAAAACACTCAAAAGTTGCCCGATAAAGGCGGTTGGCTGCGGCTGTAAAAGTGATAGACATTCCAGGAACATCAGCCGTAGTTGTACTAATGCTTGTTGAGTCTGCGGTTGATTTTGCGTAGCCCATTACGCCTCGTGGTGCTTTTGTTAACGCAGATACAATTTCAACCCACGCAGAACCATTCCATAAATAAACCAAATCCGTGTCGGTTTCGTAAATCATCTGACCTTCGTACGGGGCTGTAGGGCGTGTCGATGATGTGCAAACACCAGGGCGCAACCCAGTTGAATTATTACTAATAGCCATTACGCCGCCTCATAAGTAAAGGAACCACCATAACGGTTGTTTGCAGATAAGTGGTCAGCATTATTGTATTGACGCATATCCATCATTGTTGTACTTCCTGCAAATCCAATAATTCCACTGTTGCCAGTATTTGCTAATTCTCTGTATTGACCTACTGGAGTAAAATATGTTGAAGATGCGGTTACAGGAATTGTAAATCTTGGAACACCTACGCCTGTACCTATTGAAGTAAGAGTAAAGTCAATATAACCAGAAACAGTTTTTCCTATTTGTGTATATCTTGCAATGTTTACGGTAAGAATGTAGAAAACCCCCGTAGAAGGCGTAACAGTTGGTGACCATGTTTGCCATGCGCCAGGTTCTAAAGTTTGTGGTGTTAATGAATACAACCATGCTGACCCGTTCCACACCAACACCTTGTCTGTGTCTTTTTCGTACACCATCTGACCCTCGTAAGGTGATGCAGGTCGTGCAGCCGTGTTGTCTATAACGCCTGGTTTGATTAGTGAACTAGCACCTACTTGCTGTGTGATACCCATTAGTTACCTGTCCATTCTTCTGCGGTGTTACCTTCAGCAACCCACGCAAGATACGCAGGATGCAAAGGACTTTGTTCCGTAAAGAAAGTAACAACTTCGCCATCATGCAAAGCCAAAGTCGTTGAATTTAATAGAGGGTCAGTATGTATGTAATACATTTACAACTCCGAACTTATTTCAATAGATGTTGCTTCGTTCATATAAAACCAACCACCTGTTGTAGCCCAGTTAGTTGCAAGAATACTGGAACCGCTTAATGACGGGGTTGTTCCACCTTGCCATGTAGATGTAGAAACAGTGTGGGGAGCGATACGCATTGAAACAGGATGCGGAAGTGTCAATCGGTATTGTGTCCCTGCATATTGAAACGATAGCCAAGTGATTGCAGCACCAACAAACTTGAAAAAATACCGTTGACACAATGCCAGTTCTACACCGATAGGTCGTTGTTCAAACGGAGTTGGCTGGTAGTTCTGTTCCAACTGCACACCCGTAATCTGAAAGTTGTTGCTGGTTGATGAAGCCAAGTTGGTTTGACCAACAGCACGATTAGCAGACACCTGTGTTCCCCAAGTTGTTTGCAGTGTGCCTGATGAATAAGTGGAACCTGCACCAAGCCACCAAATAACACTTAATGAACTGTTGTTGTCATTGTCAAATGCACCTGTTACATCAGCAGGAAATATAAGTGTTTTATATTCCCAAGTGTTTGAAGCATCAATTGTGTAAGACTTGCTAATTGACCTTGAATTATCATTATCAACAAATTCAATAATAAAAGTACCAGTTTGGAAAGACTTTACCCAAAAAGAAAGAGTAAAAGGTTTTGCACTAGAAGTTCCTTTAGCAAATTGCTGAAGATTTTGTCCTTCAATTGCTTGCAATAAAAACAAAACATCATCAGCAGCAGGTGAAGCATCAGCAGTTGTGCAAGCCATTTTTAGACTGTTGCGAAACCCTGAACCTGTTGGTGCATCATCAACAGTAGTTTGACTCCATGTGCCAAGTGTGGCAAGACCTGTGTAGAAACGGTCTGCTGTGTAATAACCGCTACTTGTTATTCCTGTAACGGCTGTACCTACTGCTGAACGCTGACTAACTTGCATAGACCCGTTAATGATGACATTGCGGAACCCCAAGCCCGCAGGCAACAACGCAGACGAACCCAAAACACTAGAAATAGCCATCAGATAGTACGGTCCCAACCCGTGATAGTCACAGTCACCTTAGAAGCCGTATCAGACAAACCCTGCACAGTCTCCGTAGCCTCCAACACCAAACCAGTATCCAACACAACCGTGTCGTAACCAGCAACCGGCAAGTTATATGTGAAGCAGTTAGCAGCAGTAGCAGCTGTGCCACGAGCCAACGTAATTAAACGATCCACGCCATCCGTATTGCAAATCACAATCTGCTTAATCGTGTACTGATGCGACGCAGGCACAGTAAACAAAGTCGTAGTCGACGTACCCACCTGTGTAGGGACAGTCAACATTTTAGGGAATACATCACCACTAGCCATTAGAACTCCATGTTCATCATTGTGTAAGTCATTAGATTACTTGTTGTTTGAGTCGGTGCAGATGCTCCCGTAGGTCCAGTAGCACCTGTCGCTCCAGCAGCCCCAGTCGGACCTGTCACTGTCGAAGCTGCACCTGTCGCACCTGTAGGTCCAGTAGGTCCTGTCGCACCGTTTGCGCCTGCAGCACCTGTGCCACCCGTAGGACCTGTAGGACCCGTCGGTCCTTGCCCGCCTATCGGACCAGTTGGACCTGTAGCACCAGTCGGACCCGTAGCCCCGTTAGCTCCAGCTGCACCTGTTGGTCCAGTCGGACCCGTCGCACCATTGGAACCAACAAAACCGTTCGTACCAGCAGGACCCGTAGGACCTGTAGGTCCAGTTACTGTTGAAGCTGCACCTGTAGCCCCAGTAGGACCAGTAGGTCCAGTGACTGTGCTTGCAGCACCAACCGCCCCCGTAGGACCAGTAGGTCCCGTGACAGTAGACGCAGCACCAACTGCGCCTGTAGGTCCAGTCGGTCCCGTGACTGTCGAAGCAGCTCCAGTAGGTCCAGTCGGTCCTGTGACTCCCTGCGCACCTGTAGGTCCAGTAACCGTGGATGCTGCCCCTGTAGGTCCTGTAGGTCCAGTAGGTCCAGTAACGGTAGAGGCTGCACCAGTTGCCCCAGTTGGTCCTGTAACGGTACTAGCGGCACCTGTCGGACCAGTCGGTCCAGTAACACCTTGAATACCTTGTGAGCCTGTAGGTCCAGTAACACCTTGTGCGCCTGTAGCACCAGTCGGACCTGTCGGACCAGTAGCCCCCTGTGGACCAGCAGCAGAAGAACCAACAACCGTAATAGATGCAGAAGTAGTTAACCCAACAGTCGTAGAACCACGAACAACCTCAACGTCTGTAGTAGCCATCGTTACCGAGTCACATCGGCAAGAACCGTGACAGTCCCAGACAGAATAGTAGAAATAACACCCGAAGCGTTCTCTTGCAAATCCCAATAAAGAAAGCCAGGATCAAGAGCCGCAGTGCCGGTAGCACTGAACGTGGCGGTCAGCTTGCCGTTTGGACCATCAGTTACAGCACATGTACCTGTGATGCTGATAGCAGAAATATCTGGGGTGGTGCGCATCTGGGATGTGTAGGTACGACCCGTGATGTTGACAGCTGTGCCATCTTCATCAACCATTGTCACCACAACGGTTTCCGTATCACCACGAGTGATAATTAAATCTTGTTTTGCAGGTGCAGCCATATCAAGGGTATATTACCACTAAAGAGGTACTGGCGTTCCTTCGATTTGATGCCGTGAAGTAGCCAACTGCTCAACAGCATGACAGCCATCAATAGTCTTTGGCTGTAGCCCTTCAGCCCGTAAACGCTTATAGGCAGGCATATCTTTAGACCAGTTCTTTTCACGCTGGTTAATCTCAGCAACCGATTCACCCTTAGTGGTCGTAGAGTTAGACCCCATCTGAACACCAGCAACCCTGCAACCAAAACAACCTTCAACATCCAAAAACGGATGAGTCTCTCTATGCTTCACGAAATGAACGCCCCATAACCAGCAGCTATAAGATCAGTTTCCTCAGTAGCAGTCAACGTATGCACATGACCCCCGTGGTATGTATAGGAAATCAAACTATGATCAGACGGTTCAGTTTCCTGAAACGACCCATCAGTCATTTTGAACACGTTCCGTCCACGACGACCAGGACGAAGATGAGCAAAGATTCCTCGTTCGTCTGGTTCAGCCCAATACACAAAGTTATCCGTTGGGGTAATAAATGTTGCCATATCTAGATAATAACAAAAGCCCCCACCTTTCGGCAGGGGCTTCCGTTATAAATTCCTTGTCGGAAATTAGGAGTTGTTTGTACCAATGCTTGAAGCAGATTCGATGCGACGCAAAGCTTCCTGACGGAATACTGCGTAACCAACGAAATGCTTCCAACCAACTGGGCGGAAACGCTTCAGAAGGTCTGTAACTGTTCCGTACACGATTGTTGGCTGGTCGCCATACTCGCCACCCATTGAGACAGCCTTGGCAAGAGCCTGTTGTCCCATGATGAGGGTTCCGTATGAGTCACCAGTACCAGCGGCACCTGCACCGTTGTAAGCGTTTGTGAACAGAGGCGCACGAGGCGACTCCATGAAACGAACGCCTTCAAACATACCAATTTCACCGTTGTAAAGAGGCATTGCGTTGGTGTACTTGTATGAGTCACGCCAACCAGATGCGTCTGTAATACCACGAAGGTCGTACGAAACGTCTGGGTGGATGAAACCGACATAGTTGCCACCGATTGTTGGAACGTTAGCTCCACGCAATTCAGCCACTGCACGACGAACATCTTTAGCGGTAAGCGTCTGGTCGGTCTTCATCGTGATACGGCTAGAAGCGGTTTGCGCTCCACCCGTTGCGTAAATCACGTTTGTACCAGCCTGGATGGCACTACGAGCGATGGTGTCAATTGACAAACCAGCGTTGTAACCAACAGCCTGAGCAGCTACTGGATCCACAGGAAGGAACGATGATGCACGGAGCTTAGCGGTGGTAACAGTTGCGTTACCGTATTCTTCAAGGGTTACAGTAACTTGGCTGTCGCTCATTGAGACAGGGGTTACATCCTCAGCTTCACCGAGTGGCGTTGTAGCCGCTGCAAGATCTGCGAATACGGTGAACTTCACTGAAGCACCTGGGTTGGTAGCGTTTGTAGCTTGAACAGATGCGAACTGGTCAAAATACATTTCTGGGCGAAGGGCAAAATATGCCAACTTCTCAAAAGCTACTTGGTCTGTTGACAAGCTTGCGGTGCTTATCTCATTGGCGTAATAATCAGCCATTTGGGGTTTTCCTTAAATTTTAGAGGGGGTTTTGGTTACCCAAGGTCAATACCTTGGGCTTGCGCCTCAGCAAAAATAGCGTAAACCTCTTGTTCAGATGATGCTTCACTAATCCTTTTATTCCACGACGGTGGAGGAGGGGCTGACTCGCTACCGGCTGCAATCTTGTTGGACTGCTTCCATGCTTGCTTGTCTGCATCTTCCGACGCTAGGGGTGTAATTAGCTGTGCTTCCACGGCGGCTTCACGGATCGCTTCTGGAGTTAGTTCACCGTCGTAACCTTTAACGAAATACTTGGCTTGCGGTGAAGCGGGATCAATTCCTGCTTTAACGAAAGCTAGTTCTCGTTGGGTTGCTGAGAATTCCGCAACTTGTTTGCGTAGCTCTCTGGCTTCTTTTTCCAACTGCTTCATCCTTGCCCGTACAGGATTCTGTGTGGGTTCGGTTTCCGTTTGGTCGTCGAATTCTGAATCGAAATCTTCGTATTCTGACATATGGCACTCTCCTTGGTCCACATCGCACTGGAGGGTTGCGATGGCTACTTAGTTTTTACACCCCATATTTACGCTGCTGACTAGGGGGGCTGTCAGTAGGTCTTCCCGTCGGGATCAGACTTAAACTAACACACTAAATAGTTTTGTGCTACTGCCCTACTGTGCCGAGTGCTGACGTGCCTTGTGTTGTTGCGAATCCACCACCAGTTTCAAAAGCGGCTTGGCGTGAACGCTTGCGAGCTGTGATTGCTTTACGTGCTTCAGCGTTTGTACCGAAGGTCCCAGCAATTTGCTGTTCTTGTGTGATGGCTTGCTCACCTTGAAGTGGATTGTAAAGTTCCTGTTGTGCGCCAATATCGGCAAATTTCTGTTGAGCATCAGAGGTACTAAAGCCACTTGTTTGGATTGATTCAGCTTGGGCGGCAGAAAGACCGATACCTGCCTGAGTCTGTGCCTGCGCACCAATCTGGGCAGCGGCAGTACGACGGAGAAGATCTTGACCTGTGAGGCGTTTACCAATGGCATCTACTGCTTGGGTTGGGTCAAGGAAATAAGCGGCTAGGTCGCCATCACCAAGACCATAAAGCCTTCTTAACTCAGAAACAATAACGGGATCTGCTTGCTTGACTACTACATAAGCGGCTTTGGCACGATCTTGTAGTTCTTGGCGGGATGTTTCTCCGCTGATTAGTTTAGCGATGGCATCAGGGGTGTCGTAAAACCCTGGTGGAAATCCTGCATCTCGAAGGTCGTTTTTGAATTCTTGTTCTCGTGTGATGTAACTACTGTATGACAGTTCAGGTTTTCCTGCGTCACGAAGTTCTTTATTACCAGCAAAACGAGTATCAAATATGGTTTGGATAGTTGGGTCTTGGGAAACATAATAAGAAATTGTTTCTTCAGTAAACACAACCGTAGGGTCAGAAACTTTTTGATCGAAGAAATTAAAGATGGCTTTAGTTTGTGTTGGGTCTAATCTGAACTTTGAGATGACACCTTTAAGTAGATCTGATGCAGGCATTACAGTGTTCCTCCGAAGATTTTGTTTAGAGTAGAAGCGGCACTTGCGTATTCTTGATAGGCGTTCTGGGTATTTTGCCATTCAGGACGTTTCCGTAAGAAGGATGTCCATTCGGTTGCGTTCATCATTCTTTTGTTCTTTTCATCGCCGGCGTTAAACAGGTTGGAATAGGTTGGGCTTGTCAGGTCAACACTGCCTTCGTCTACTTCCAACACTTTAGAATAGAGAGTTCTGTAAGGAGATGTGATTGCGTCAAAGGTTTCTGTTTTCAAACGCTCACCAAGGGTCGGGTACAAAGTTTGGGCAGAGGAACGCATTGATTCATTGAACTGTTCCTTGGTTTTGGTGTTAGTAGAAATCTCGTTAACCCAAGAATTGAGCGTTGTATCTGTCGGGTCAACACCAAATTGTTTTGCCAACATACGCAAAGATGACGCAGTGACAGCAGACACCGGAGCCATCGATGCGCCAGCGGTTGCTGGGGTTGGTTGTAAACGGATGGCTTCAGCTGCGGAATCAGAGTCCCATTGTTCGGCAGTCCAACCGTTACGGGTTCCCTTTTCAGCAATAGATTTTATTGATGCTTCATCAAGAGTAATGCCTTTGCCAGCAAGGACCCTGCGAACAGTAGGAACAATACTGTCCACTTTGTTTTGTAGTTCTACAGGATCAGTAGCCTTTTGAACGTCATAAGTTTCCTGCGACTGGGTACGGCTGGTCGCCCATTTGGTATTATCAATAGCCCTAATCAGGGTGTCTGAATCCCACTGGTTAACAAACGCATCATCAAAAATGGTTTTAAGTTCAGGGATGTTGTACAGGTTTGCTGTCGAACCATAGATTTTTTTTGATTCCTCAAAAACCGCTCCGGACAAAACCATTGCTGTCCGTTTTGACTTGCCTCTAAAATTTTCAAGGGCGGCTAAACGACCAGCAGCTTTACTTCCTTTCGGTTCAAGTTCTCCATTGTCGGTCAGATATGCCTTGACAGATGTGTATTTAGTTCCAAGTCTTTTGTTTATTTCGGCAAGGAAAGCTTTGTCTTGTGCGGTAGCCATTAGAGGTTGTACTTCTTTTCAATTGCTGTCAGATATGATCCGAACTGTCGGGCGTTGGTATCTTCAGGGAACATTTCTTCTAGTTTGTTTTGTGTAAATGTTTCAACCTGCGGTGGTTGAACAATTTCAGCTGCGTTGCTTTGTCCAGAAGTTCTTTCAAGTTCACGGTATAACCCCGACAATCTGTTGAGATCACCTTCGCCTAGTTTGCGTCCAAGGGTTTGCTGGGAAACCTTGTTCATTATTGCTCGAACATCTGCGTCATTGGATACACGGTATTGAGTTAAAGCCCCACCACGAGCAGAAGATCCTGTTGTCGCTAAACGAGAGATTGTTGTTTCAAAATCTTCTCCATAACCGTTTGCTGTGACAAGAAGACTTTTATACGCTGATGTTGTTTTAGAGTCAACTACGCCAGGTGTATAACCTTTTCCAAGTCTCCCTACGTTATACATAGCATTTTGTAATGTAGACAATGCTTCGATGGATAAACCATAAAGAGCGTCTTCGTCGCCGGTAAAGTATTGAGGTTGAGACACCACGCCCGTTGTTGGGTTTGTGTATTTATACCCCTCATAACTAACAAGTACGCCTTTGCTGTTGTAGATTCGACGACCAGAAACACCCAAAGCGTATTGCCCGCCATCGGCAGACAATGTAGCGGGGTTGGATAGAGTGGGAGCAATACCTACTGGAACATCGTTTTGCGTGGGGATGGTAGTGGTTGGGGCTACAGATTGACCAGGGTTGGTAGTTGTTGATCGTGGGGGCAAAGTGCTTGTAGTAGTTGAGGTTGAAGACTGACCAGGACGAGGAACTGTTGGCTGTGTTGCGGGGGGAGCGGTGGTGGTTGTTGTTGGAGCCATAGTTGTACTTGTTGGTTTCGGTGGTTTGGTAGTTACAGGCATTGTAGTTGTTGTTTGGGGAGCCATTGTTGTGGTGGTACTTAAATTGTTTGCATATTCAGCTGCGGTATTTTGCATTATTTCTAATGGTGTCAAACCCGCAGGAATGGTTGTGGTTGTGGGCTTAACCGTTGTGGTTGTCGTTTTGGGAACTCCGGTTGTGGTGGTTGCGGGAATTGTAGAAGTGGTAGTGGTTCTCGGCGCAATAGCCTTGGCGACAGTGGTTGGGGTTATCTCTCGTACTTGACTCCAATCAACCTTGACAGCGGAAGCAGATTGACCAGCAAAAGTTAAAAATTGCTCACGAACCGTTTTCTCATCTGCCCCTGGCAAAGTAGTTTTGAACTTAGCAAGAGCTGCATCAAGAACTTTTTTAATTCTTTGAGGATGGCGAGGGACGTTAGAAGCAATCTCTTTGTTGATATACAAAAGAAGATCTGGAGACAACGGGGTCTTGATAGCGTCAATGCCATAGTTGTTTTTTAATTCAAGAAACATACGCTTAGAAATAGGAACACCAAGAGGCTGGAAATGGTGTGTTTCTCCGGTACCAGTAACTTGTTCTAACTGGTAATTTTTACTAACCTTGCCAGCTAAATCAATGTTGCCGGTAAAGTCAACGGCATATCCACCTTCATGCCAGCTACCACCAGGCACAGCAACAGTTCTGTCTGTTGCCCTTCTATACCACTGGCTATCTTCAGGGTTCCATTTTAATTTACCTGATTTAATTTCTTCATACTTAGAAGCGTCGTTTTCATAGTCGGGTGCATCATTGATTTTTTTGTAGTTAGCATAAAAAAGATTACGTACTTGTTCTTCGGTTCGACCACCGCCACCTTTCAAAATACCAATAGATGGGTTGTCACGAATCATGTCCAAGATACGTTCAGCAAATAAAGGTTCAAGAGATGTGAACTCTTTTGTCTTTATCATTTCAGCAATAGTTATTTTTTCACCCTTGAATCCATAAGGGACTTTAACTGTTTTGTCTGATTCTAAAGTTGTAATAGCCATTTAATCTTCCACTTCTATAGAAATAAATTCACGGGACAAAACATTCTGCCACAAGTTCACAAACTCAGGATACTTTTCAGCAAGGCGTTCACCCTCATCCCACAAAGCCTGACGTAAAACCACAGCCCCACGAATCTTAGAAGCGGTTGCCCAGTTATCTTCTGTTACTTGAAAAAAGTTACCGATTGTATAGTCTACGTTTGCGTCACGGTACTTGAAGTATTCAGTAGCAGCTTTGACTGCCTCATTATCTTGGACGCTTGGTTCTGCGATGAATTTACGTGCTTCAAGTAACTGGATGCGACGGTTGCGTTGTGAAGCCGTAGCTGCCGCTGCCCGATCCCAGTTAGGGTAAGCCGCTTGAACCGCTTTGGTTTGTATCTTTTTCTGTTCTTTAATTTTAAGATTAGCCAAAGTTCCAAACATCTCATCAGGTGGGATGCTTGCCATAACTTCTCTCATGTTCCTATTAAACACAAAGTTAGCAAGAGCTGATTCAAGGTTAATGGCAAACTTTTCAGGGTCTTTGTATTTTACATCGCCAGCAAGTTTTTGGATATTCCAAACATCAGGGTCAAGTTCACTTGATTTAGGGCTAAAATAGCCACCAACATTTTTGTATTTATCAACAACCGGTTTGTTTAGACGATACCAGTCGTAGTATTCCTTGGTCGATGAAGAACCAGCAATACTTCTTTCTGTAATGGGTTGCATGAAAGCAACAAAGTTTTCATTGCCCCATTCGTTTACAAGCAACTCAAGTTTGTCTTGATAGTTAAGACCGTTCTTGTCACCCATTTTGTCAATCTGGTTCCAACGTTCAGCAATGACACTGATAAGAACGTTGCCTTTTTTGGTTTTAGCTGTCCACTGGGCGATAGGCGCACCAGGTAGGAACAATCCAGCCCATCCAATAAGACCGTAAATTTTGGTTCCTAGTTCTTTACCATCTGCTTGCCACTGTTCAATGGATTCATAACCAGTGGGTCCTTGTTGACCTGGGGTTACTGGGTCGTAGTCTTTTGTCGCTGAAGCAACTTGCAAAGCACGGATAATTGTTTGTGCAGCTTTTTGTCTATCTTCTACTTTAGAAAATAATTCTATGCCATTTGAACCAAGGATTCTCATTACTTGATCTGATGCACCAGGGAGAACAAACTGGGCAATGTCTGGGCTAGATAAATCGGGGATACCAAATGGTGCAATAAGGTCACGTAGTTTGTCAAAGTCTGCTGTGTCGGGAAGCATTTTAACTAACGGACCTGCGACTACCGGACCGATACCAGGGTATGTGGTTGTGATAAGAGAAAGACTATTAAGAGTGTTGCCTACCCTGAAATCAAGACCGTTCTTTCTCCATTCTTTTAGAAACCCTCCTCCTACAGAGAAGGCAAACATTTCTTGATCCGATACTGGATCTTTGTAAAGAAAAGAATCTTTTTTCCCGTCGCCATCAACGTCTGTACCAAAGAAAGTGTTTTGACGCAATTCACCCATTAGTTGATCTGCACGGTGGATAACTTTAGGATTGGTTGCCATTTTCAAAGCCGAACCTGTCAACTCAACAAAAGCGTCAAAGAAAGGAAAAATCTTTCTGTGAGCTGCACCAAATTTTGTTTTGCGGGAAGCATCAAAGTAAGTATCTTTTGTGAATCGTGTAGCAAATAGTTCACCAAGAAGGTTTACATCTTCAACAGTCATTTCACCTTGGGCTGATGCGGCGGCTTCAATAATGTCATCTTTTAACGATTGAAGAATGTCTGTTTGGTTTACTATTGTTACAAGACGGTCAGCTTCTGCTTTGTCCATGACTGGGACCATTTCAATAATGCGTTGCCATTTGGCTTGGTTCCATGTTGGGACACGTGCCAGTTTGTCTGACGCTGCACCGTATAGCCCATCCCACGCAAAAGAAAGCATTGCGTCATATCTTTTACTTACTCTTTGAGCAGTAGCTAATGTCGCACTTGATCTGTCGAGTACAGAAGGAAAGTAGTTGATACGTGCCGGAGCCAATGGATTTGCTAAATGAGTATCAAAGATGTGCTTTTTAAGAAGGTTGTTTGGCTTGAAATCAAGATTTGCTTTACCTGTATACCCTGCAAAACCTCTACGACCCGATAGTTCTTCTCCACCAAATCTGTTTGTGGAAATAGCTTCAAGAATTAAATCGTCGCCCATTGTGTAATTTTCAATGTCGTTAACTGTTGTTTGAACAAACTTTCTTATGCCATCAAAATCCCAAACATAATTAGGATCAAGGTTGCCTTCGCCTGCAATGTATTTTTTGAGAATTGGACCAAGGTCTTTGTCGTCCATAAAGCGCAATGTAATGTCGTCAACAGATACACCATTTATTAAATCTTCAGCTATTTTTCTTACATAATCATTTGAAGCACGTTCAGCAATCCGTTGTGCCATAGTGCTAGACCAAAGTCTTGGGTTCACTGCCAGTTCAACTGACTGAACATGACCTCTAGATGCAGCCCCACTTACAGCAGCTGGGTTATTAAGCAAATCATTTGTTCGGTTTGCTTGACCACGCAAAATAGCGTCATCCATGCCAGGAAGTTCCTCTGCAAATCTTGCATCAAAATCAATTAACCCTTGTTCTAGTAAGTCTATTTTAGATTGGGTGTTAGCAATTACTTGGTCAATGGGAACGGTAAATTTAGTTGTTACTCCAGCTGCTTTTAAGTCTTCATATTTACGAAGAAGACGATTTAGTTCAGTAATTTCTGCTTCCATTTTAGAAGCTTGGCGAGACGTTGCGATAACCCTACCCATTGCGTCAATGTTGTTACTGTCACTAAATAGTTGCATCATGTATTGATAGTGGTGGTCAAAAATACCAGAAAATGCTAAACGAGCAGTTTCTTCCGGAAGTGTTTTAATAATATACTTAGGTCTAATAAGTACATTAGCTTTCCAAACCCTTGACATTGAATAATCAACAAGATCGCCAGCAGCTTCTACAACCCAAAGTGGGGCTGCTACAGCAATGTTTGGTTTAGTTTCTAAAATAATTCGTTCACCAGTAACAGGATCAATAATTTCTTCTACTACGGTACGACGAAGTTTTTCAAGTCGTGAACGCAAAGGACCTAATCTGTCTGCAATTTGTCGAAGATCAACAGGGTCAATCAAGATAGGGTTTACTCTTAATTGCTGGCTGATAAGAAGTGGACCATACCCGCCGTTTGTCCCACCAACAAGCCAAGGCAAAGGGACTGACGATCCTGCACTATCTGTTACATAACCGGTTACGGTTTCTTGAAATTTTCTTTTCCAAGAAGCAATACGAGCAATTTCGTCTTCACTATAATTCCATTTGCCTAGTTGATCTTTAATAACAACACTTTCAAACTCATCTAACCAATCAAAAATTTTTGTATCATCTGTACCACTAAATGCTTCAAATAGTTGTGTCATCAATCGGTTGCGCACGGGCATTGGAACTTCAAGAACACCCATAACACTGTCAGCGTTTTTAGAGGCAGTTAAAGGATTGTTTAATGGGAAGTCTGTGGACTCTGGAAGTGTGTCAGCAAACGGGCGATACCTTGACACGTTGCCTTTAATTACCACTCCGGTTTTAGTTACAACAGGGCGAGGGTCAATTCCAGGCATTGTACGAACATGAGTTAATGGGTCGGCTGTATATACTGCATCATCAAAAATTGCTATTACTTCATCAAGGGTGTTGGCATTTTGAAGTTTAACGGCGGTGCCTGGAGGGATTGCTCCTCCTGATCTGCGCCAAATTTCTGCGGATGTTCCAGAGTCAGGACCCACAAATAATTCAAGCCATTTCTGTCCCTTGGGGGTTACTTTGAAAGCTTCCCAGTTGTTCGGGTTCACAGTACGTCGACCATTGTTGATGGCACCAGCCGCATCAAGTGTGACTCTCCCATCTTGTACTGCTTCTTCAAGAATTTTTCTTGCTTGGCTTGACAGGGTGGTAGTAACTTTTGCTCGTTTACCTGCCCTAGCCCCAGCGGTAAGTGGGATGTCACCAAGTTTTCCAAGATCTAAAACTGCTCCAGCAGGTAGCCAGTTGAGGGGGTCGGCTGCCAAAGTGTAAGCAGCATCAATACCACCAGAAATAGTGTTCCATGCTGTACTACCTGGTTCAATCATACCAACATCAGCAAGTGGTGCAGCAAAGGCTCTACCTACTGTAAATGTATGTCCATAAATTTGTGGTTGTGTTTCAATTTTTCCTTTAGAAACATCTTCTTGTGTTCTGCCTCCAACAAAAAATCCACTGCCAATATCAAGTTTGTCGCCACCTGGGAGAGCATCTGCAATTACTTGACCGGCTGTTGTATTTGTGACGATGCCTTTAAGTTGATCTAAATAAGAAGCATCGTTTTTTTTGAATCCAGGACCACGGTTGCCTTTCATTATTGGTGCATATAGTTCTGGATTATTGTACAGAAAAGCTAATGAGTTAGTTAATGTTTGGATAGGGAAGTCAGCTGCGGCAGCAACTGTTCTTGTCCCTACTTTTGTTCCGACAACGACAGGTTTTGCTATTACACCAAGTTCTTCTCGCACGTCGGCAGGTATGGCATTGGTTGCTGATTTACCTTTTGAATAGATAAATTCAAAAGCCGTGTCTTTAAGATCACCAATAAAATCAAAAGGATTTGACCAACCCATTATTGATTATCCATAATTGATTTTGTTAATCCTTTAAGACGACGATTGGCTGTTACACGATCAGCTGGAGCTATGCCAGCATCAGCCATTTTTTCAGCTGCATGTGTTGCAGCGTCTTGAACTAGATAGTTGGCACCATTAAGAATTAAAGCGGCTGTGATTTGTGGGTGAAGCCAATTGAAATTACTTGCCGCATCAATCAATTCTTGTGCGGTGTTTTGGGTGTAAATAGATTTGTATGTGTTGATACGTTCTGCCCGTTGTGTTTCCCATGTTTGGACATCTTCAAGTTTTAAGGGAAGATCTTTAGTTATAAAAGCCATTAAGACCTTTCAAGTTCGGCAAGGAACATCAACAAAACAGGGGAAGGATACGAATCTGCAATGGCTCGTACACGTTCAACCATGTCTTCTTTTGAACCTGTGACCGGAACTGTTGGTCGTGCGCCTAATGCTTCGGGTCCAGGTCCAGGTCCTACCATTGAACCAAGTGTTGCTAGTTCGTTAGGGCGTTCAGTTGGGCGGTTTAACGCACCAAGTGAACCTGGTTGAGCTGGTGGTGCCTGTGGAATTGCGTTAGACATTGGTGATGGACCCATTGGTACAGCAGATTGTGCAGCCATTTGCTTTCCTGCTTCACCGTATGTTTGTCCTGTTGCAACCATTTTTGGCATTTTCCCCCCTCGAAGATCTGAACGATTTGGATAATCCTTAGCCATTGTTATGCCCCTCCAAGACTATTAGCAAGTGCCATTACTCCACCTGGTGATTGTGGCTGTGCAGCTGCACCTGCGCCACCACCTAGTTGACCTAGTAATGATTCTAGCGAAGGTGGACCGCCAGCTCCAGTCGGAGGACCTGCTGGTTGTTCGGCTCCCATGCCTGGTGGTGCAAGACCTGGCATTGTTTCTGGTGCGCCGGCAGGGGCAGGTGTTGCTTGTCGTGCTTGCGCACGTTTCTGTGCAGACATGATTGCTTCAGGAAGCGACATCTTGTTAGAACCAACCTGTTCAGCAATGTACGCAAGGTCGTCTGGCTGGTATGGACCGTTCGGATCTGCGGCTTGTGCCTGAATAGAAGACAACAATGCAGCTTCGATTCCTTCAGCAACGATGCGGTCTTTTTCCATCTCTGGATCTGCGATAAGTGGGTCTGCTTCACGAGCTGATTCTTTAGACATAAGTCCTGTACCAAGACGCTGACCAAGACCGACGATGAGGTTGTTCACATCTGAACCGGCTGCGGAGTATGAAACATAATGGAAGTCTGTTTCCCATAGTTTGTTTGGTGTGTAGTCCTTGACTCCACCACCCATTCCTGAAACAAAGAATGATTTGGAGTAGCTACCCCAATAGGCTTTTTCGATTCCGATAGCAATCTTGTCTTCTTCAACCATTGACGAAGCGAACAAATCTTGGGCTTCTTGTACACGGAAGTCAACTGTTGCTGCGAGGATGTTTTCTCCACGGCGACCAGTACGGATGTTGGTGCCTGATTCTCCACCGAACTCTGCTGGGATAGAACCTTCGAGGCGTTCTTGGCGTTCAAGACGGTCAAGAGCTACGTCTGTTTTGTATCCAGGTGAGATGTTTTGTACCTGAATATCTCCACCTTTAACAACACCAAGTTGCCCTGTTTTACCATCAGCAATCTGAATAATCTCTGGGTTTTCACCTGGGCGGGCAATGAGGTATTCATCTGGGAAGATTCCACGCTCAATAGCTATTTCGGTGAGAGCTTGCAATCTTGCACGGGTGTAGTACATACCCATTAGACCGTCGAATTGTCCGTGTGGCTTGTCAAGGGTGATGCGTTGTGGCACTACTACAAGTGGCATACCTGTTTTGTTGCTGATTCGTTCTAGTTCAACAACGTGGGAACCCATGAATGGTGCGCCCGATTCCATCGCCATCCCTTTTTCAGATCCGATAACACAGGTAACTACTTCGTTGTCGCAGACGTATTCAAGGATTTTGAACATTGTGTCCCACGATGGTTGCCCTACACGAAGGATTCCGTTTACTTTGTCGCCATAGTTTTGGGTTAACCAACGGTATGTTCGTGCGTATGTGAAGATGCAGTTATCTGGGACTGGGTTGTCAATATCTATGGTCGGCGCAGGGAAGGTATCAAGCGGGTTGCGAAGCTGCCATTCAGGGATGTGCTTATCAAAGTTGGGTTTAATAAAAATAGGCGAGTTGCTGTATGCAAGTAAGTGCCTAGCACGGCGACGCATCTTCATGTTCATGCGGTTCTGATCCCAAATGGCAAGCATTGCCCGCTTCCGGTCACGAGCAAGTTGCATAGAACGATCCTGTCCTTCACGCATTGCAGGGAAATAAGGCGACGGCATGGTAGATGCGACACGCATAGACATTTGATCTAGACCCTGAACCAGTAGGTTAGCTACAGAAGAACGAGCTGAACGGTCAAGTTCATTAAGAGGGACAACAACATCACCGTTAGCTAGGCGGCGTACTTCCCGCATTTGATTGAGAATCGGACCTTGCGCTTCAAGACGCTCTCTGTATAGATCAACGATTTCTTCAACTGATTTCATGCGTCACCTTTGGTTACAAACAATGCAACGATAACACATCATAGCCATTTTGGTCGCCATTGCCGTGGTGGAGCCTTTGCTTGTGTTAGGTTTGGCAGGTTCAAAATTGCCATCCACAAAGCCATAACAATGTCTGTGCCGCTTTTTTTATCTCTAGCCCATTTAGTTAACTCGTCTGTAGCTGCCAAAGTTTTCCAGTTACCACTCATGGAAGGTAGGCGTAAAGCCCCTGAACGAATGACCGCTGGCAGTAAAGCCTCAACACCAAGGGATTCATCTAGTTTATTTCGGCTAGTGGTATGTGGTATCACATTGACTCTATGTAGGGCTTGCCATTTGCGTACAAAGTCGTGGGCTAAAAGGAACCGTTGGGCTGCGTTGATCTCTACAACCCAGTGAGAGATGGGATAACCCATTTGGTATGACCGTTCTTGCCATTCGTCCATCAGCCCAGAGTATTGACTGGTCATGGTGTCGTATCCAAGGACTTCTTCAGCGGATAATTTGACACGCTCGATATCCACTACGTGATAAAGGTTTGTTTGAGGCTGGTAGATGATCCATACAAAAGCCCAAAACATTGTAGGGCTGGGGTCTACAGCTACGATACTGATCCACGGGTGGGCTAAACCTTCAGGGATATGCCCAGGTTGACGGTGGTTATCTATACAGCCTGGATAGTCAACCCCATCTGGTCCTAACCCACCAGTAATCCACGTTCGGTGTACCAGTCGGGTGTCAAGATCAAGGTCTTCTTGCTGATACACCACGTTAAACAGGTCAGGTTTGGAGTATCGAATAAATGACAGGTCTTTCCACGGCAAACGACGGGGATCTAGCAGGGGACCGTCGGGGTATGGCAGGGATTTGAATGAACGGGACTCTTTACCTGTGTCTAGTTCCTCATAATAGGCTTTATAGATTATTTGGCGGTATTTCTTCTGCCGGACAGGTTGACCTTGTTGAACATCTTCAGGAGTTTCAACATCTGACCCGTCATAACTGATGTCTTCTTCAATGTCGTAGGTTTCTTTTGAGAGGCAATGGGCGTAGAGATCTCCAGATCCGAGTCTCTGTCCAACAACAGCCAGTAAACCACCTGGGTCGCAACGTGCTTCTGCAACTCCATCCCAACGTTCAAGTAATTTATCCCTTGCGACGCTTTCACGGGCGTTATCTGGTGAGGCAACGTCGTCAAAAAGGCAGAGGTCGGCTCGGTGTCCGATGAATTCTGCTTCAATTCCGTAGGCACGTACAGTTGGCTCTTTGTTGTCCAACCCGTTTCCGTCAAGTTGTTCGACGACAAATTCTTCTGCCCGCCATAAGGCACCTTTGTCCACTGGTTTGAATCTTCCATAGTCAATTGTTAAACATCCTTCTGCATCTATTGCTAACCCCTTTTGAACCATCATCGGATCAGGGAGAATTGGGGAAACCCTTTCGAGCGTTTCACGAATACGACGGGAATACATCTTCGCCATATTCTGCGACACGGACCCAATCATTACACGCACACGCCGGTTGCGAACTATCGCCCACACAGCAACATCATGGAACAAAGTGGATTTGCCCGCACCTGGAGGAACGTTAAGAACAACGAATTCTTTTTCTTCGGACTCCAATAGTTTAACAAGAGTCAACGCAGCTTCTACTTGCCACGGACTTGGGACACGCCCTAAATATCGCCGGCGAAAATAATCAAAATCTTCCAACCCTCGAAGGGCTTCCTCACAAAGCATGTCATGCGGAATAGCAGATGGCAAGTCAATGGTGTCCATGAAGTCCATGTGCGCACGTTCTTGGCGACCACCGTTACCTGCACCCGTGTTGGCTTTATGGTTTGCTTCTTTACGGTTCGCTTCTAGCTCTTTGGCTCGTTTCAACCAGCGGGAACCCGTATTGACATGAACCCCTGTCTCGGCACAGGCATCTTTAATGTTTCGTCCTGAAGCTATTAAAGCAAAGAACTTGGCTTTGTCCTGAATTGGGACAGCTCTTTTTGTTCCCATACTGGGTTTATTCTACCACTTAACTTTGTTTGCCCAGTAAGCAGCAGACAATTTACCTTTAGCAATATTTTTTGCATGGCGAGCTTTAAACGCTTCATTCCTTGCAGACCCATCCGGTGAACCCTTAACCCCTTGCTGACCAAACCGAATCAGTTTAACTTGATCCCCAACTTTGGCTACAACCACATGAGATTTAGTTGGATTATTAGGAGTAGCTTTTGGTTTGTTATAACCAGAAACCCCTGCCCGTTCCAAACGTGGATCTTTCTTTGCAGGCATTACTTCTTCTTCCGTGAAGCAGCCATATTATCAATCAGGTTCGGATACGGCCTACCAGCCTTCTTAGCACTAGCTTTCGCAGAAGCCTTCTGTGCAGAAGATAACGGTGTTGATTTCTTTTTAGGGTTTGGTTTTTCCCAAACAGGTTTAGATTTCATAGTGGAAACACTAACACCATGTGCTACGATAATGTCAACTTCATCAAGTCCTCCACGCTGGGATAGCGTCAAGGCAGGCATGGTCGTACAACTGTTGCATGTTGCGGGACATTTCACACCAGGGAACTGGGGTAGATGAATCCTGCAATCAGACAATACCGTTATGTAATTATTGATCCTATTGCGTAAGAGATTCAAGCAGCGTAATGAACGTCATCTCATTAAACCTTCCGGTGTCGGCTAAAACAATTTGGCTACGGCGACCTTGGTATCACTTTGGTATCTAAACTGTGGGGGGAGCTAAACCAAGACTGTCACGATCTGGTTCCGCCTGCGGCGGCTAACGCCCTTGGCTACGCCAGCGGTTGTTTGCAAAGAAGTGATGTCACGATGTCACGATGCGGGTCCAAGTCGGTGAGTTTTTCTTTTTCTTCCATGCCAACTAAAGCCGGTGATCAACAGCTGGTAAACCACCACCCGAACCGTACAACACCACCTAGAGTGGTCAACCACCACACACCGTAGTCAACCAGACCACACACACAGCAAAAGAGTGAGAACATACCTGTCTCATTACATACCTATACATGGGGGGGTGGCTCGGCATAGGTCCGGTCATACTTGTGGCATGTCCGGATCGTGAGGGGACTAGACGTGTGTCCGGTTCCGGCGTGTCCTGATCCGGATCTTGCCGGCGTATCTACTCCCCTATATGTATGCCGGATCTAGAATGTAGGTGCCGGATCTTCTGATCCTGATCGTTAAACTATCCCGCAACTTTCGTGCCGGACTAGGTACGTTGCCTACGTTGTAGTGATCTTGTCCGGATCTTGTAGTGATCGTGATCTAGTGCCGGCCTGATCTCGATCCTGATCCTGTGACAAGTGTCACATAGTTAGGGCTTGACAAGTGTTAAACGATTCCCTATTATGACTAATACCGGAATAGTTCCGGCCTACCTAAGAGGGGTAACTAATGATAACTACAACACCAGACAATGATCTAGCGCGGCCAGTGGGTACCGTAAGGGTCACACTAAGCGACTACTACGCCATAGCAGCTACTAAGCATTTTTCAGATATGGGCCAGGCCGAAGAATACGCGCAACGTATGTTAGGCCGCGAGTGGGGCATGGATCAGACAGTGACCCTAGCTACTTTTGACACTGTTGGCATCGATGGCCTTTTCACCCATTCCGGCGAAATGGAGTTCTAGTCATGTCGCGCAAAGTATTAACAGACACTCAACGTGCCGATAGGGCCGCAAGGTTAGACCTATTAGTCATAGCTGCTAATGATCTCGATCAAGCTAATCCGGCAGATATTGACCTAGCGTTATTAGTGCTATCTAAGTATTCCCGGCGGAATGTGGCAATGATCTACGCGCAAGCGTTAGAACGTGACCGGGATCTCCCGCAAGCGGTAGCGGGGTTCCATGAGTGGCGCGCTGCCGGGCGTATTGTTCGCAAGGGTTCGCAAGGCTATGCGATATTCGCGCCGATTATGAAACGCGACAAGGCCGCCGGCCAGGATAGTGATCCTAAGCGAGTGGGGTACACGGTTCGCTATGTGTTCGACGTCCTAGACACGGACGTGTTATCGGAAGATAGTCCTACCCTGGCGCGGGATCTCGACGGGGTGCCGGCATAGCTTGACAATTCCGCGCAAGTGTTCTACACTTGTCTAGTGCTAGTCCGCGTAGGCGGCAAAGGTTCATGACCTACTAGCACGCTATGACCGGCAAAGTCTGCCGGCCAGATACCTTAAAGGGGGTAACGGTATGAGTGCATACCAAGTAAATAAGGACACCATAGATCTTATGGTGAGCGTGTTAGTAGATTGGGGGAGCCGGACACTAGGTCACACTGTCTACACTTACGGCGTACCCCCAACAGATCCGGAGCTAGTAGAGCAGACTGAGATCCGCGAAGGGTACAACTTGACCCGCGGCAGCATGACCGAAGCAGACGCGCTAGGGCGCGAGCTGATCGACGCTAACGTACGTTCACTGGCTAGTCGATATTCTGATGGCGTTGAGATGTGCAACTACTACGCGGAAACGTACACCTGGCAGCGCGTAGACAGTGATCTAGTGACAGTGGCCCGCGCATTAGGCGCGGTACAGTGCTACCGGTACCAGGCATGCGAGCATGACACCTGGCGCGGATCCTTTGCGGATGAGTTGTCTCAACGTGTCACCGATAAGCTTGTCAATCTCATCGCTGATGGTTGGGACTATGAACGGCCCGCTAACGCTCCGGTACGTATCTCTATGATGGATATGATCGCGGAACAAAAGAAGGGGGGCCAGTGATGACCGCGC